TCATTGTTTCTCCTCCCAATCCATGGAGGTAGGTTCCCGCCATTGAACTTCGGTGACCCCGAATCGCTCAGCCATCGGTTTTGAATAGCGTTTTAGCGGCGGACGGCCAGGCTTGGGTATAGGAACCAATCCTGCGTCGCAACTCGCCCATTGCCACGCCTCCGCGTTATTCATCAACGCAGCTCGAATGATGAATGTCTTGGGCTGACCATGGAGCAGGTAGCTAATGCGATAAAACTTCATATCGCCTCTCAACCGTCTTGCTATGAGCTAGAGAGCTGAATGCGTGGAAAAAAATTCAGAGGAAATGACGGTTAGCACTTCACTCAATCGCAGTACCACCGTACGTCGCCATCAGTGAACACGCAGTAGCCGCTGGGCTCTACCGAAAAAGTTTGCGGAGTGGCCGGCATGTACAACGGAGCGAAAATTTTGGCGTACGCCAGATGGCACGAATTATTGACCAGTACTGAAAACTCGATGAGTACGAATCAGAAATATGACGAGTTATTGAGACTGGCCGATGAGTATCGAAGCCAGGGAATCATTGATGCGTATGAAAGAAACGTCATGATCGAGATGGCAACGGCTGCCTACGCGCGTTCAATAGCCCGAGTGTAGGGCGTGTTCCTTTACGTCTAACCGGTGCGCCGGGTAGTTCACCGAGGTGAGATAGTAATGTTGCGCCCCCCTAAATTCGTCATCGACAATCGTGCGAAGAAATTTTTTATTTTTTTGCTTCTAACTCAAAAGACTCCACACTGAATTCATAGGAATAACGGTTCGTAGTGCCGAACCAGTCCTGTTGGACCCTTTGATCATGATTAGCGTCGATGATTTCCGTTTCAAATCCCATAAGGTTTTACTGGAACTGGATGCGGCAACGAACCAACTGATGATGCTCGTCGTCGCCAATGACATCTCGGGCACGCGCTGGACTGAAGCTACGATGCGCCAGAAACACGCCTATGACGCATGGGCAACGCTACTTCGTGGCATTGAAACCGATCCGATGCCCTGCCTTGATGGTCGACCGCCTGGCAGCTTTTCCCCACCTCGGAATGATCCGCAGCGCTGACAGCTTGCTCACATTCTTTTGGGATTAAATTGATGAACCGTTCGCCGTTTTCAAAAGCGATGGCGGTCGCTTTGCAGGAATATCGGGAAGCTCACGAGGACGTTATAAAAGCCATTCGCGAAGGTCGGGCATATGGTCAGTCATGGGAGCTCAAGCAGCACCGTCTCGCACGTGCGCTGGACGAATGGGGGAAATTGCCAAGAAAGTTTTACGGCGCTCCGCTAGATCATCAACAGCCGAAAAAAACAGAAAGCGACTGATCAGCGCCTATTGTAAGGGGCTTTAACAACCAGCGGAATCTGCCAATGGGGGTATACGTTGGTGAACACGCGCCATTGATGATGTCTCATGCCAACAATCTAGCGCTTAGAATTTTTTGCGAATTCGTTCTGGATTTCGCCTAATGCCCGCCATGGGTGGCATTCAAAAATCAGTGCCTTGCATCCGCAAGCATGAAGGAACGCATTTTCTCGGTCCGATTCCGGTTGCCCAGCTCCGCATTTTCTACAAGTTATGACGTTATCTGACAGCGTCCAGCACCCATGCCATTCGAGAAGCCTATCGAGCGGAGTCATACGCCTAGCCTGCAAAAAGTTGTACAGCATTAGCCTGATTGTAGAGGGTTTTTATGTGTTGGATAGCCTGATGGGCAGACATGATTGGTCCTAGGTGCAATCGATTAATCAGTATAGGCGCTCGTTCCTGTCGTCTTTTCGAAGGAATTTTTAATAAAGCCCAACATCATCAATTCATGAGCGTCAGGAGAAACTGATGATCACAGGGCTGTTCGTATTGATTACAGGCTTCATGTCAGCCCAAGTAATATTTCATTGGCTTGAAAGCGGACGAACACTGTAAAAGCCTGGCCTTGGGCGACGATGCAGGCCTTGTGTTAGCCCCCCGAGTTCTGGACGAGCGCCGATCAAACGCGTTTCAGTCCAATGGCTGAGCGGCTGAGCGGGCTGAGCGTTTTGGTCTCACCAGTGCGCGGTGCGCGGCCTGGGAGGATGCAGAAAATGAATGAGCGTAAATTGAGCTTCACCGATGAGCGGTATTGGGACGATAAAGTCGCTTCCAATACCAAACTATTCCACGAAGCCGATCGACTCGAGGGTGAAGCCTACGAACTGATAAAGGACGACCGGAGTCCGCAAGCGTGGGCCAGGTTTACCGCAGCAAAAGCAAAAGCCGACGCAACGCGTGCCGCTGCATTCGATGATTGGCAACGTTTAAAACGCCTCATGGCAGGCGAGGAGGTTACTTAAAGGCGTATGAAAAGGATGGTCCTCTTTCCCTGCTATGGGCCTGCAATGCGAAAAAAAAGCCCGCACGTCAGTGCGGGCAATTGGGAGTAACACGAGCAGCCTGGCATGGCCAATACAGGCATATTTATAGATCTCGTTCAAATCTCAATGGTTCGTTTTCTGTCTGGCGTTCCTACAACCAACTGATGAACGGCAAAATATAATGTCTAGAACCACATTTTGAACCCCGAAACCACCAGTCGTATCTTTCCTTTTTCGATGGAACCAATAGTGTATTTCCACCCGTCGCGAATCTGCTGTATTGCTCCAAACTTTCTGTTTTTTTCCATCGTCGGAATTAGACGAGCAAATGCTCGTGTCGATATCAGATGAGGTGAATAGAAATGGCTAATTCAGGAAACGACAATCCAGGCAACTTCGCTAATGACCCAGAAAAGGCTTCTGAAGCGGGTAAGAAAGGCGGATCAGTGTCTGGCGGCAATTTTGCCAATGATCCCCAGCGAGCCTCAGAGGCAGGCCAAAAAGGTGGTCAGGCGTCGGGAGGACGCCAATCAAGCGAATCTGGTCAATCTGACGGTGGCCAGGGAAGCGGTCGCGGCGGAAACATTGCCAATGATCGGGAGAAAGCCTCTGAAGCGGGGCGTAAAGGAGGTGAACAGAGCGGTGGTGGAAATCGTAAACAGTGATGCCGTTTGATCTCACCAAGCCCCGGATGGTTCGGGGCTTGGTCGATATCCACGACCGACGCCGTTGACGTTTTAGCCAGATCTGGCGCGCGAATGGCTGAACCCGGCCACATTCTACGAGCGCGTGAAACACATGGTGCTGCTACAAGGAAAGCCAACCGAAGCGTTCGAATGATTCAGGTGGCCGGTGCCATCGGTAATGTTCGCCAATACAGTCCGAGCTGATAGAGCTCATGGGGCTAAGCAACCTACTACTCCGAACTAGTTCTAAATCGATGCCACACATTTGAGGCGTTCTTCCAGCGCAGATTCCAAAACAACGTAAAGATTTTCTGCATCTCCAATCCGCAAGGCACCAACTGTTTCCATCCCAAGAACGAACCCTTCCGCCCGAGCTCCCGCCTTCACTGCAATAATCAGTGTGTCAGCGCCAGCTATCTGCGCCAGAAGGCGGTCCGTTTCCCGCTTCATCTTGTCGTTTAACACCACGTTTTGCACGACGGCGCACCTCTAGTTCCACATCCAGTACATCACCCATAGGACCGCTGATGTCCACACGAGCGTCATCAGAATTGAGAGTCCAATCAGTTGTTTGTCCATGAGAGGTCAGCTTCAAAAAGTTTGAATATGGGTTAAACCCCATCTCTAACAATGATAGTCGGAGGCCAACACGGCGTTACATCGATCAGCTATAAATAGGCTCAGTCTAAAACAGTCCCCCTAATGCTGCCGGCTCCCAATTCATGATCACCAGTTCGCCGCTGACCTCGGCCTTGCCCTGGCGCTGATTGGTCGTGGTGTAGCGGATGTCCAGCGTCTCGAAATGAAAGCCTTCAAACACCTGGCGGATGTCGGGGTGGTCGTTGATGCTGACCATTACCCTGCCCTTGCAGCGGCGCATGAAGTCGGCCATGCGCTCGTAATTTTCAAACGAAAAATCCACCCCATAGCCGGCGGTCTGCCAGTAAGGCGGGTCCATGTAGTGGAAGGTGTGCGCGCGGTCGTAGCGTTCCGCGCACTCCAACCAGGGCAAGTTTTCGATGTAGGTGCCGGACAGACGCTGCCAGGCAGCCGAGAGGTTTTCCTCAATGCGCAACAGGTTGATCGACGGGGTGGTGGTCGCGGTGCCGAAGGTCTGCCCGGACACCTTGCCGGCGAAGGCATGGTGCTGCAGGTAGAAAAAGCGGGCCGCGCGCTGGATGTCAGTCAGGGTTTCGACGCGGGTCATTTTCTGCCACTCAAACACCTGACGTGAGCTCAGCGCCCATTTGAATTGGCGCACAAACTCTTCGAGGTGATTCTGCACCACGCGGTACAGCGTGACCAGGTCGCCGTTGATGTCGTTGAGCACTTCCACGGGCGCGGCCTGGGGCCGCATGAAGTACAGCGCGGCGCCGCCGGCAAACACTTCGACGTAGCATTCGTGCGGTGGAAACAGCGGGATAAGGCGATCGGCCAGACGGCGTTTGCCGCCCATCCAAGGGATGATAGGGGTAGACATGATAGCAAGGCCTTTACTGTATAAATAAACAGGTGCTAGGCTCGCTCTGCTTTGTGCACAGAGCAGGAGCCTTGGCGGGACTTGCAGGGACAATCTGCGGGGACGGTGGCCAGGCTGGATGTTGACGCATCCAGACTGGCCGCTCCTTTTACTTCGGGGTTAAAACCTCTTCGACTTACGGCTGATCACCCTCCCGGGCCATCAAGCTGGCACTTCCAGCACGACTTTCTCAGGCTTGCCTGACGCCTTGGACTTTCCCTCTTTGCCACCATTGCACTCGACCGACACCGTCCACCCGGACGGGGTGAAGGTGTGATCGACCGACTCCACCAGGTACTCGCCATCGAGCCCGCGCTTGAAGCCTTGCGCCTTGATCATGCATTCGGCAAACAGGTCGGCCCGTCCGGGCAGGTCGAGGCGTACCGAAGCGGTGGAACGATTGAACGCCGCCAGACGCGCCTTTGCGGCCTCGTCGGCCGCTGTTTTGTCCGGGTAGAGGTGGCGGTCGGTATGCACCGGCGGCAGGCCCTCGGGCACGTTGGGATTGTCCAGGTGCGAAATCTGTAATTCCCCGCTGTCCGAGTCCTGGTACTGGGTGCTGACCCCTTGATGCGCACTGCGGTCGCTCAAGCGAAACTGCCAGCGGGTCACGTCATTGCGTTGCAAGGTGATCAGACCCAAGGCCTTGCCACTCGCACTCTGCCCACCTTGTCGCGGCAGAACCAACAGCTTGCCGTCGGCCACCTTGGCGGTGCAGTCGTGTTTCTTGGCCAGGCGGGTGAGGAAGTTGAAATCGGATTCATTGAGCTGATCCATGCGCGGCACACGGGTATCGACCGGGCACGACGGCTGCCAGCCATTGCGCGCTGCCACGTCGCCGACGATCTGCGCCAAACTGACGTCCTCCCAACTGCCGCTGCGGGTGGTCTTGCCGCTGCCGCGCATGTCACTGGCCTTGCCGCTGATCACCAGGGTGTCCGGCGGGCCGGAGACGGCCACTTCGTCCACCGTGTAGCGGCCCATGCGGGTCAGGTCGGCGCCGGCATACCCAAGGTAGACCTCGATACTCGCGCCACGCACGGGCAGCGATACCGCGCCGTCACGGTCATCAATGCGCAATTCGAACGTATCCGAGGCCATGCCGGGCCGATCGGACAGCTGCAATGAGACCAGCCGATCATTGATCAAGCTGGTGATGTCGGCGCCGTCGGCGACAATACGGAACAACGGTTGCATACTCGCCTTCAAAAAAAGTAAAAGCCCGCATTTCGCGGGCTGAATCACGGGATCAATCCCACAGCGAAATCACACTGTCGGGCTCGATCACCAGCTCCGGCAGCGTGATCAACAGGCCGGCGCGGAATGGTTGTGGCTCATCGGCCAAGCCCTGATTGGCCGCCAACACCGCCTCGACGCTGCGGTTCAGGTGGCCGTAATAGCGGTGGCACAGGGTGTCGAGCAGATCCCCGTCAGCTGTTCTGCAAGTCATCGCCATAACGGACAAACTCCAGTGAAAAACCCTGCTTGCGCGGGATCGCCCCAGGCAGCAAAGCGCTCTGTTCTTCGTCGATGTTGGTCAGGCACCAGTTGCCCAGCACCTCGCCGTAACCGGTGGTCAAGTTCAGCGGCAGCAACTTCGCGCCGATGCTGCGCAGCGTATCCAGTTGCTTCAGCCCGCCTTTGTAGCTGGGGTAGATCGCACCCTTGATCGTGATTTTCTCCTCGCCCTGACCCACGGCCTGCTGCGCCGGGCGCCGGGTCAGGCGTTCCTGCGCGGCCCAGCGAAACGACGTCTGCCGGCGCAGCTCGTCAAAGGCCGCCGTGTCCAGGTTGAAGTAATACGGCCGCTCGTTGGCCTTGAGCGGATAGATGATCAGCAGGTGCGGGAACGGCTTCACCGCGTCCGGGATCGGCGTCATGTCGCCAGCAAACCATTCCGTGGGCAAGATGTTGCCCAGCGCGGCATTGGCCTTGCCGGCGACCTTGCTGAACGCCGCGCCAAAGCGGCCAATCTGCTCAGTCAGTGCGGAAAAATGCTGCTCGAACTGCGCCAGGGATCGTTGAGTCTGGTTATAGAAACTCGCGACCTTACCGATCTTGGCCTGGGCCGAGTTGACTGCACTTTGCAGACGCCGGGTCTTGTCACTGAGGTCTTCGCTGATAAAGGGCAAGCCTTCCAGCGCATCGGCCGCCCCGCTGATTTCATTGAGCGCGCCATTCATGGGTCCTGTCATCGACTCGAGGTCAGTGCGCCCGGCTTCACCGGCGTCGACCATGTACTTCAATCCGCCCTGCAGGTGCTGCAGGTAGGTCTTTTCATCCGTCATCACATTTCCTCAACCCACATGGGGCGCATCAAACAACTGGCGGGCGCGCGCCTCCCGGGCGAAGTCCTCAAACTGGCGCTGCAGGTGCGGCATCAACGCTTGAGCCAACTGCGCCGGGTCTTTCACATCGCCCTGCACGGTAATGACCGGGGCCGGGGCGAAAGTGAATTGTTGATCGACCTTCGGCCATTCCGGTGTTTTTATCGCAGTGCTCGACATCAATGCCGCCGCCGTTACCGGCGCGGCGGGAGTGTTTTCCATCGAGCGTACGACCGCGCCCACTTCCTGGCCGGCAGCCATGGGCAAGATGCCGATCGGTGCTTGGGTCGGCGTGTCCGGGCCGCCAAACAACGCCTTGCCCATGGTCGCGCCCAGCTCACCGCCGCCCCACGCGCCGACGATGCCACCGATCACTCCGCCAATCGCGGTGCCGAGCAGCGGAATGACCGAACCAATGGCCGCACCGGCTGCTGCACCCGCCAAACCACCGGCCAGCCCGCCCGCCGCCTCGCCGTAGCCTTCGGCCTTTTCATCACGGGTGGTCGCATTCTGGTACGTGTCCAATGCCTGAACGCCGGCACCGACCACCGCCAGCGCCCCGCCCACTTTCAGGCCTTGGGACATTCGACTGGCAGGGTTTTTGCCCTTTCCGCCCTTTCCGCCCTTCCCTTCGTTGCCGTGATCCAGCCCGTCGTCTTCGTCGTCATTCGCGTTGGTTACGAACACCCGCTGCACGATGTTGGACCGGTCGCCGGCCGAACCTCGCGCGATGTTGGCCAGGCCCCGGCCGATCTTCAGCGTGGCCCAGGCTTTGCCCAGCACCAATGCCCCGGCACTCACCGCCGCCAGGCCCAGCACCACTTGGGGCGCTTGCTCGGACAACGCGGTCAAGCCCCGCGCCGCGCCGGCAATACCGGTGGCCAGCGCATCCGTCGCCGGGCGCAGGGCGTCACCAATGGCCCGCAGCGAATCGTTGAACGCTTGACCGGTTTCGGCCCAGCGTTGCGACGAACTCTCGCGACGTTCGCTCAGGTTCTTGTCGAGAATGTCCTTGCGCGGACCGCTGGGGTCCGAGGCGCCTTGCTTCAGGTCCGCGTAGAATTTTTTGTTCTGGGTGTACGCCATCAGGGCCGTCTTGACCTGCATGTCGGCAAACAGATCGCCGGTACGCAAAGTGGCGGCCAAGGCATCGGCCATCGCTTGCGCCTTGGCCGGATCCGTCTCCTGGCTGATCTGGGTCAGGCCCTGATCCAACTGCTTTGACTTTTTCGGGTCGGTCTTTTCCACATACCGACGCGCCAGTTCGAAGCTGGCCTCGAAGGTCGACAAGCCCTTGCCAATAGCGGCGTTCATCGAGCCCTGATAATCAATCCCGGCATCGGCATACCCATTGACCGTGTCCTCCGAGCCAATTTTCGCGACCCAGTTTTTCAGGTTGTTCGCCGCTTCATCCGCACTGCCGGCGCTCTTGATCTGCACCTGCAGCATCGCCCCCAGTTGCGTGACCGCTTCCTGGCCGGTGATGCCGGTGCCGGCCATCTGCGCCAACAGCTCTGGAAACCACTTGGCCATGTCGGCCGCCTCGAAGCTGCCTTGCTGGCCCAGCAGCGCAACCGACGCCAAGGCCTGTTCCATTTTCTGCGGGTCGGTGATCTTGGCATTGTTCTGCATCGCCAGAATCATCTTCGCCGTATCGGCTCCCGAAGCGCCCTGCCCGACCGCAAACTTCGCGGCCACCGGAGCATATTTCAGCGCTTCGGTCAGATCCATGCCGCCACCGACCAACTGGTTCACCAGCTCGGCCACTTGGGTGTTGGCCATGCCGGTGTCCTTTGAGGTCTGAACGATGTCGCGGGCGGTGTTCACTTCCTGCTGCGTGTTGGCGGTACCGGACTTGATCGCGATGTCGCGAATGATCGCCTGAAAGTCCGCACTGATTTTGGTCGGCACAGCGGCCAGAGTCGTGCCGGCCACCGCCGTACCGAATCCACTGCGCAGGTTCTCCTGCCCGTCCTGCACCTGGCCCATGCCTTTGGCCTTGAACTCGGCACTGCGCACCACCTTGCCCAGCGCCAGGTATTCTTTACTCAGGCGCCCGACCTCAACCCCCTGCTTTTTCAGGCTGGCGTTATTGGCTTCCAGCTTCTTGAGCAGCGCACCGGCATTGGCCGCGCCGCTGTCATGGGCTTTTTTCCATTCATCGCGCAGGCGCATGGTCTCGCCGATGACTTTCTGCAGACCCTTGGCGCGCATGGTTTGCGCTTCGAGCTTTTTCATTTCGCCGCTGACGTTCTTGAAGGCGGCGCCGAGTGAAGAATCGACGGCGCCGCCAATCACCAGCCCGAGCGAGAGTTTGTTCGCCATACAGGTTACCTGTGGGAGCGGGAATTAGGCTCAGTCCGTGAGCCACCAGACCATCTCGGAAAACGACAGGCTCTGGATGTCGGCCGCTGAAAAATTCAGCTCGGCGGCCAAGCGTTTGGCCAGGGCCTTTTGCAGTCTGGGATTAAACCCCGTCGTCTGCTCCCAGACGAAAATAGGCGGTCTGCAGACGACGGTAATCACGCATCAGCAGCCCCTCCAGATCGCCCCGGCCGATGCTCGCGAGGCTGCAGAACAGAACCATTTCCTGTTCTTCTTCGTTGGTACCGCCCTGCAAGGTGGCGGCGCGCATCTCGCGCACCGTCGGTTCACGCAGGGTCAGTTTGTCGACCTTGATGCCGTTGGCCTCACTCGGTCGAGACAGGACGACGGTGGCAATGCCATCACCCAGTTGCAGCCACTTGGGCAGGACGTCTTTTGCATTGCTCATGGTGTGGCTCCTTACATGCCCAGGGCAGACCGCACGGCGGCCAGTTGGTCGACGCCGTCAATGACGCGGATCGAGTTGAGGGGGTCGATTTCAAACATCACGCTGCCGTCGATTTCCAGCTTGTAATAGGTCACCGCAACGGCGTACTTGAACTCACCTTTTTCTCCCGGCTTCCAGTCCCCCGGATCGACTTCCTTGAGCCCGCCACGCAGGGTCGCGACCACTGCCTTGACCGAACCTTTCTCGCCCTTGAAGGCACCGCGGAATGACGCGTTGAACCCGGTGAGGTCGGCCTGGCCGAAAAATTTGAGCACCTCACGGCGCACGCCGTTGGTGATGAAGCTGGCCTCGAGTTTTTCCATCCCCATGTCGAGTTCCACCGCCGCGTCCATGCCGCCGGCGCGGTACTCGTCGGTTTTGAGCGTCAGCTTGGGCAGGGTCAGGCTCGGCACGTCGCCTTGCAGGCTGATACCGTCGACAAACAGGTTGGTGTTGTAGAGCACTTCCGGAATCATAAAACGGCCTCCTTAGGCGGCGGTGTCCAGCACTTCAGTGATCCACTGATCGGTCACCTCTACGCGAAAGTTCGGGTTTTCGGCCGGCGGCACATCGGTGAAACGGATGTTCCAGTACACCTTGCCGTCGCTCAGTTCGCTGGAAGTGTTCAGCTCTTCGTCGGCATACACCTCGAAGTTGATGATCGCGCCCTGATTCTTCAGGTCGCGCATGAACGCCTGCAGGCCTTCGGTCACGTCCTTGACGTAGGTCGCGGTGATCGAGCGGTCCACCGCCCACTTGTGTGCGTAGAGGATGGCGTCCATGACGATGTCCAGCGTGCGCACGCGGGTGACGAACTTCCATTTCGCGTCGCTGGACAGCGTGCGGTTGCCCCACAAGCGATAGCCGTCATCACGAATGATCGTGGTGATATTCGCGTTGTTCAGCACGTTGGCCCGGCAGGAGGGATCACCGTCGAGAAACTCGATCGGACGCGTGGTGCCGGTGATGCCGACAAACTCCTTGTTCGACGGCGAAGCCCAAAAACCGTAGGTGGCATCGGTCCAGGCAAACAGGCCGGCGGTCCAGGCCGAAGCCGGCGCGTTGACCGTGGCGCTGGTTCCGGTGTCCCAGAACTGCACGCCCGGATCGACCATATAAGCGTGTTTGCTGCCGAAATTGGCGGCATAGGCAATCGCCGCTTCGTCAGTGGTGTTCGGCCCGTCGATGATGGCCATGGCCCGCATCTTGTCGCCCAACGCCACCAGCTCGGTGGCCACCGCCAGCGTCGACGAGTACCCCGGCGTCACCAACAATCGCGGCTGGGCGTTGAACTTGCTTTTGCCGTTGAGCAATGCCTGCATGCCGGTACGGGTGCCGTCGGCCCAAACGCCGCCGATGATCGCGGACAGTTGCTCGGCCGCCTCGTCCAGCAACGGCACACCGACGGCGACAATCACCGCCTTCGACCGCTTGAAAACCGCCTTGCAGTCCTGGGTGATCGCCGCATCCGGCCCCCACGCCGCGACCGCTTCGCTTTCGCGGGTGATCAGCAGCAGTTCGTTGGCGGCGGCCGTGGCCGGCGGGCCCACGGTAAAGGTGTTGCACAGGCCGATGATCGACGCGGATGGCGTGGCGATGTGGCGTGCCCCGGTGTCCACCAGAGTCACGGTGACGCCGTGAAAAAAACTCATAAAGTGATGCTCCAGAAACGAAAAAGCCCCGCATAAGCGAGGCGTTCGGAATAGTTCTTGTAACGCGTAACGGAAAAGAAAACGCCCCGGCAAGGCGGGGCGTCAGGGGGGCTGCTGATCCGGTTTATTCGGCCATGTAATCGTTAAGCGGTCGGCCTCACTGGACGCAGGGTGGAATCCGGGAAGTCTGGCGACTGGGGCCAGTTGCGAAGGTCCACGCGGTACTGCCGCCACTGCACAGGCGTGCTCACAAAAGCAGGGTCACCGTCCTCAGCTTTCAGCAGTTCCACGTCCGCAACTGTCAGCTCATGATCACGCCACGAACGCTCAGCATGTTCAGCATGGGCAGCGATTGCAGGGCTTACTGGCAGGGCACCAACATCTACGCTGTATTCCTCAATATAATTGAATACCGCTACAGTGGCCGGGGCGTCATCACCTGGAACTGCCGTAAATGGAATCCAACCGTACACTTCGTGAAGAACTTCACAGTCAACAGCCCCATCCTTAAACTGCTTCAGGTTTTTAACTTCGTAAACCCACGGTGCAGGTGGCTCAGGGGGCGGTGGTATTTCCGGTGGAACAAACTCAGGAATAACGTGTGGTTCAATAACGTGGCCAAGCATTAGGCGACCCTCTTACAAATAGTTGTTGAAAAGACATTCCCCGCAGAACTATTTGAAACGCCCCCGCATACCATCCAAGTGCCGCCGGGAGCCCCATAGTTCTCGCCACCCGCGTTTGACCAACCCAGATAACCCCCTTCCACTAATGTTCCCGGTGGTATTGCGCCCGTGTTTATATTCTTAACAACAATAAACATCCCATAGGTGCCCACGCCGCCAATCGGTTGCGCCGCTATTTGGGACATCAAATTCCAGTAAGCGATATAGTTGGCGGCGAGCCAGCTACTTAAATAGCCGCCCCAAATTGGCCCGTAACTGTTGCCATCAGTGCCAAACATGGCAACACCGGAGCCGGAATAACAACCGCCACCTGCGTAAAGTCCTGCGTTGGCTGTAATGTTGCCGTAGGACAACATGCCCGCCGCGTACGCCGTACCTCCGATAGATATGTCAGTGCCAACGTTTGCCGTGTTCAAGAGGTTGGCGTGACCGGAAACCTGTATGCCATTGACGAAAGCCGGGGCACTGAGTGCTGCGTACAAGGCAGGGTCAAAATTTGATGTATCCCAGACGGTTTCCCATTCGTCCCAAACACCGGCAATCAAGGCCCGGCGGCATAGGGTCTGGTCATTAAACCCAAATAGCTCCTGAAAGGCGTATTGCCCCGGTGTAATAACCGAGACGCGAACCCATCCCTCATAGAGCTCACCATCTGGCGCTCCCGTAGCACCACCGACGGAATAGAGGGCGGACACCGTGTTCAGGTCGCCGATATCTACAGCACCCGCCATATAGGCGGGCCCGCCCAAGCCGAACGCTCCGACCTTCATCAGCGCATCAGCGGTTACATCGTGTAAGTTGGTTTGAGCATCGAGGTACGCGGCGGTTCCTAGCCCCAGGTCATCGCCTGTCAGCTGGTCGCCCGCTGTGACCAAACCTTGGGCATTCACGCTGACGCTGGAATAGCTACCCGCAGCGACACCGCTGTCGGCCAACGTGATGGCTATGTCAGCGTTGGCGGTACCATCGAACGTCGCGCTGCCGCTGGCCGCCCCGGACACGCTCAGCGTGCGCGCTGTTTCCAATTGGGTGGCCGCCACCGCGGTTCCGTCGACGGGCAAAGCATCGGTGATGCCGTAGCCGTCCAGAGTGGTCGGGTTGGTACCGGCGACCACCCGCCCAAGGGCATCGACGGTGACACTGCGAAAAGTGCCTACGCTTTCCCCACTGCCGCCGGCGATCATGTCGAACTGCAAACTGGTGGTACCGAGGGTGATCGGCGCGTCGGTGACCAACTGCCAGAGGCTGTCGCCATTGACCGTGCCCTGCTCCACATGGATGAACAACCCCGGGGTCACTTCCAGGCTGTTGTCGGCATCGGCCGCCCGGGTCCAGGCCTCAGTGCTGACCACATAGATGCCATTCTCTTGGGGCAGCATCTGCGCGGTCACCAGCACCCGGTCACCGACGACCACGGCTACATTATCAATGGTCTGCACGCTGTTCAGGGTGATGGGAGCCGTGGAGGCGACCCGCACCGATTGCTTGGCATCGAGCTTGGCTAGCGCTTCAGTGATCGCCAGGTCGACGTATTCGCGCGTGGCCAGCACGACCGCCGGGTCGATCTTCAGCACGATGTTCGCCGAGCTGCTGACGATGAAATTCATCCGCACGACCTGAGTCTTGCCGCTGCCCTGGTCGAGCAACGGTTTATAGCTCGGCGCACAGTTGGCCACCGCCACCAGGTCGCCGTCGACGTCATATAGACCGATCTCGCGAATCCACTCACCGCCGACTTCCGGTGGAATGATCTGCTCGGTGATCACGGTGTTGGGATTGGCCGGATCGACGCGGATCTGGTTGATCGGCGCCCGGCGCCATTCGTTGATCAACTGGGTTTGCAGGCGATCGGGAATCGGGTCGGTGCCGTTGGCATCGCCCAGGCCCATCTCGGTAAACATCCAGTCCAGGCCCATGGCGATGGCATTGGCGTGCTTGGCTTCGCCCACGGCGGTGAGAATGGCAAAAAACTGACTGGTCTTATCAATCATAGGGATAAACGTCCAAAGTATCGGTTTCATCGACGCAGAGCGTCGGGCCAAAAGTGCCGGTCACGTCTATGTCTTTCGGGCTGGGGGGTATACGTCGATTTCTTCGCCTTCTTGGACGCACACGGCTATGCCCAGTACGCCCTCGGTCTGCAGACTGAGCGCCAGATTGGTCATGTGCCGGCTGACCGGGCGCGCGTCGTCGATCAACCACGCCAGTTCCTCGTACAGTTCCTCGGTGATGCCCGAGTCATTCAGCCCGACCTCCAAGGCGAAGGTGCCGGGCACGCCTTCCGGCACGGTGTCGAACCACTCGACCACGTCGATCAGGTAGCCCAGGGGCTCGACCACCCGGCGCAACGCACCAATGGTGCCTTTGCGCGCATGCACGTCGTACGCCGAACAGATCGCCGTACGCTTGGCCTCCTGGGTCCAGTTGCTGTTCCAACGGTCCACGGACCAGGCCGAAGCCAAGTACGGCAACAGGTGTTCGGGACAGGTGTCGGCGTCGTATAAGCTGCGCAGCGGAATCAGTGTGCTTTCGTAGTTGGCCGCTTCCACGGCCAGCTCCAGCGGCGTGCTGTTGAGCGGTAACTGACTGCTCATGTCAGGCCCCCAGCGTCACGCTGTAGCCGGTGCAAAACGCGGCCTCAGCCTTGCTCGGTTTGATGTCGGTCCAGCCCAGTAGCTCAACCCGGGCGATGCCGGGAATGTGCAACTGCGCATCGATCCCCGAGCGCGCCACTTCCAGACCCAGGCGGCGACGCGGGTTGATCCACTCATTCAGGCGTTTCTGGCTTTCGGCCAGGTAGGCTTCGTTTTCCGGCCCCGGGGCCTGCGGATACAACACCGCCTCGATGCGGTAGTCGATCACCGCCGCGCTCTGCACCGTGAGCCGATCGGCCACTGGCCGGACCTCTTCGTCATTCAGGTGCAATCGAACCTGCTCGAGCAACTCCGGCGAAGCGGCGCCGCTGCCTTCGAGGCTGAGCACGGTGACCACCACCACGGCCGGCGATGGGCTTTCCGCCGTGGCATCGGCGACCAGACCGGAAGCGTTGCGCGCATGCAGAATGTAGCTGTTACGCGGCCCGGCCGTGGTTAGCCCTTCATACGACAACTGCACCCGCTCGCGCAAGGCATCGTCCTCTTCGAGCACCTGCGGCGTCGGCGGCACCGTACCCGGATCTCCAGCCTGTATCACCAGACGCTGCAGGTTGACGTTGGCAGCCAGGTGATCGAGGTCGGCCCGCTCGGCATGGGCCAACAGCAAAGCCTTGCCGGCGTCATTGACCCGCGCCCGGTTCTGCAAGGCACCGTACGCGGCCTGCTCGATCAGTTTGAGCACCGGGTCGCTTTCCAGCTCCGCGCTCCAGTTGTCGCCCATGCTCAAGCGGAAGGCTTCGAGTTTTTCCTGGTAGACCGCTTCAAAGTCGAGGTCTTCCAGCACTTGCGGCGGCGGTAGGGCCGCCAGTTCCATGGTCATGCGGACACCTCCAAAGTCACGTCGCTGCCAAGGTACTGCCCGGTCAGCTCAAAGGTGATACGCCCGTCGAGAATGGCCACCGCGCGCACCCGCCCCAGTTTCAAGCGCGGCTCCCAACGCCCGAGCGTGCTGGCCACCTCCGCCTGCACGGCACTTTTCCAGCCGTCATTCACCGGCAAGTCGACAAAGCGCCGCAGCTTGCTGCCGTACTCCGGGCGCATGCGGCGGCTGCCCAAGGGCGTGGACAAGATGTCCTCGATGGACTGGCGCAGGTGATCGAGGCCGGAAATGAGTTGGCCGGTACGGCGGTCCAGTCCGATCATCCCGATCATTCGATCAGCCCTCGGCCGGAACAAAATCCTTGCGACCGTGCAAATACTCGATCGCCACCGTGTCATCCGAGGCCACTGCAACCTGACCCTTTTCCACTTTTAAGGTGCGCTCGGCGTCCAGCAGAATCAGCACCCGCGAGGTAAACAGCGTGTCGCGAAAAAGGCTCAGCGTGGCCGGCGAGGGTGCCTCACTGGCCGCTGATACGTCCTTGGTTTTGCTTGTCATGGGCATTACTCCAGGTATAAAAAAACCCGCACATGGCAGGCTGAATGTTTGGGCCATCAAATTAATGTGAGTGGTGGTTGCTGTTGCCCCCGGCGTCCATGATCGTGCCGCTGCCGTTGATGTCGCCGGACACACTCAGCGCACCGTCGATGCTCACCTCACCCGCCAGAGTGATTTGGCCGGCCGTCACTCGGATGTGCTCCGGCGTCACTTCAACCTGCGAGCCACCGACCGTGATGGTCGCGCAGCTGCCGTCGGGTAACGCGATGCTGTAGCTACCGGCTTGCCAGTCGTAGACCAGCGAGCCACCATCGTCGAAGTACCAGGCCTCGACGTGATCGCGGTTGTCCGGCGGGGCCCCGGCATTGCCATACAGCCCCGGAATAAAAGTACCCATGGCTGGATCACCGCTGGGGCTGAACAGCGCGCCCTGCTCATTCAGGCTGGGCGCGCGCCAATGACAGGCCTTGCCCGCCGCCAGACTGTGCCAACGCACCCAGGCACTGACCCAGGTCCCGGCCTTGACCCGCACTCGCCCGGCCATCAGATCGATGCCGACCACCACGCAGGGCATCAGCATGGCTGCGATCATTCGGTCGTGTTCGGCGCTGGCGTATCCCATGCCAGATCCTCCGGCTGAAAGTAGTGATTTTCATTGCCGGTACCGGTGCAGCCGTCGACGTTCAGGTACAGCGTCCCGGGAGGCTCGACTGGCCACAGCCACTCGACTTCGCCAAGGTAGATCTGCTGAGTCCATTCCACCACCCACACGGTGTAGCCATCTAGTTCGGGCTTGGTCCAGTCTTGGCGCGAGGCCACGAATTGCGCCTGCTCGACATTGTCCAGGCCCCAGGTCTGTCCGCGAAGGAGGATCGCGATTTGCGCCGCCAATTGGGCACCGAGTTGCTGATGCCGGGCCAACTCGGGCGCGACAATAATTCGCGCTTCAAAGCGTTGGACCAGCACCGTTTCACCAGTACCGATGTCTTGCCCGGGTTCAAACTCTACCGGTTCCAGGAACACCGCCGGCAGTGCCACCCGGTCCTGAATTTCTGGACAGGTCGCGACAAATCGCACCGAGGGCAGCGCTTGGCGAAGGTGTTCCTCGATGGCGGCGTATAGCGCATCCAGCGAAAAGGCAGGATCAGACACGGGCGCTCCCCTTCAGGTATTTATGCAACTCAAAGTTCATCTCCTGCTTGAACACAATCAGCAGGCGCTCATCGGCTTTGTTGGCCCAGGTGTAAAAAGGCGCTTCGGCGTCTTCGAGCGAAACCTTGGCCTTGGCCAGTGGAAAACGATTGTCGTTTTCCGCGATCCAACCCGAGCTTTTACCTCCTGTCGCGGATGCGCCACCAGGATAGTCGTCCGGGTTGAAATGTTTGCTGGAGGTACGAATCCAGATATCCGCCTTGTTGCCATACACACGCTTGTAAAAAGCGCCCTGATACTGTCGTCCCGCCACCGAGACACCGGCCTTGCCCTGACGGGGATTCCCTACCCGGCTGGCGTCCATTGGGTTGGTGCCGAACCAAAGTTTGCCCGGTTGCCCCTGGCCTTTGATGGGATAACAACGCAGACGCTGCCGCACTGCCCGCACGGCAATCCGCTCCTGCTTGCTGACATCGCGCGCCATGTGTGTGGCCAGCCACCCCAACGTCTTGTTAATCGCCCGTCGTTGCGCCGCGGCCACGGCCTTGGGCATCACCTTGGCCAGTTGTTCAAAAGCCTGCACATCGTCAGCCGAAAGCTGCAGCGACACCGGCACAGCACTCATGCTTTTAACCTCAGCGACAAGGCCACCAGCCCATCACCCGCTGGTTCCAGATGCGTCAGGGTGTACTCGCCACCGCCGTCCAGGGCGGGCAACTCGATGAGCACCGTTTGCGTTTTCTCCACGCCCGCGGCATCGGCGACCCGAATGTGAAAACACGGCTCGCGCAGACCGGTGTTCAAGCGACCGATCTTGGGTTGCAACCAGGGTGCCGAAAACATGCCCAGCACCCGCCGACCTTCAATGAAGCCAACATCAGCCAAGGTGTCGAACACCACCGTGTCGATCGCCTCGACCAGGTCTCGAAAGGCCATGGTCAGAGTGTCAGCAGGATCTGCGCCCGCGGACGCGTGCACAGATGCAGCGGGTTGGACTGCGCTTCACCCGCCATGCCCTTGTTGAACGGCAGTGGTTCCAGCTTGCTGTAATACGGCAGGCCTTGGGTGTTGGCGGTTTCCATGTAGTCCGCTGGGGCAAAGCAGGAAATGTACAGTTCCGGCACACCTTCGGGAATCAACAACGCCTGATCATCGTGGATAAACGCAACCCCGGCGATGCGCCCGCGGTAGCGTTCCCAGACAATGCCGCCCAGCTCGAAACTGTCTCGCGCATCGCCACGCAACTCCGCGGCCTGGATCGTATTGAGGTAGGTTTCCTCAACCGATTTGTGCGTGATCAGCTTGTTCCAGAAGTTCTTGCCGCAGAAGGCCCGCGCGCCCGAGCTGGTCACGCTACCCAGTTCATCGTCTTGCATGTCCAACGCTTCGGCGCACTTGACCCGGATCTTCGTCGCCGAGTCGTTCAGGCCCATGGACAGGCGTTGTTGCTCCACACCAAACGCCTGATAGATGTTCAGCAGGACCGTCGAGCCATCCGCGTCCAGCACCAGACCATTGAGCGCGCCCATGCGCTGAAATTCATGGGTGGCATCGAGTTGACGCTTGGCTTTGCTCAGGCGCGTGTTCACTACGCCCTGCACCGCCTGCAGTTCGGTGGTCGTACCAAAGGCGCGAATGCCTTGAATCTCGTCGGCCTTGATGGTGAAACGCTGCGGCAGGTGAACGGTGTTGAACGGGATCATCTGCCGTTTGCTGGCACCGACGACCAGACCCGAGGTACCGCGCTCACCCGCTGGCACCAGTGCCAGGGTGTTACCGTCCTTTTCGATCTGGACGGTCAGGGTGCTGATGCCTTCCTCGCGAAACAGCCCCAGGCTGCTGATGCGACCCGGCAAATATTCCTGTTCGTTGATCGCCGCAGTCAGCGAGGACACAGAAAAAACATCGTCGGTAAAAATGCCAATATCGGCCATAAAGAGGCTCTCCAGAAATGCAAAACCCCGCACAGGGCGGGGTTGGGGAAAAGGGAACTGACTTAGCGGGCAATCACAAACTGAGCCGCCAAGGCTGCTTCAGCGTCAGCGTCGAAACCGGTCAAATGCACCTCGCTGACCTCGGCCAGTCGCACCACCGCACTGGCTCGACGCTCCTCGGTCGATTCGCCCAGTGGCCCGTACAGGATGCACTTCGCCACTTCCGTGCCGTCGGTGGCGACGGGATCGTAAGGCGCAAACTCATTGGTCGCGGTGACCAGTCCCAGCACCTGGCCGGCATTCAATGCGGGGCCAGCGGCCACCAGAATGGATTCACGAGAGATCTTCCCGGCCCCTTCGGAGAGTAGAAACTCGCCAGCGTGTAGCGTTTCGTACTTTACGGTCATGCTCGTGCTCCTTTTGCACTGTTGGATTGCCCGGCATGGGCCGCCGAACGGGCGGCCCAGATCGAAGAAGGATTGGGTTGTTTCGCCTGCACCTTCGGTGCAGGGTCATCGTCGAGGGGCACGCTATTGTCAATTTCGAAACCGTTGCCGCTGCTGACGATCTTGTCGAACAGCCGCGCCCGCACCGCGGGCTCATCCAACCCCGCTGCCACGTAATCGACGCTAAGCTCTGGCAGACGAGCCGCGACACACAGGTCATGCACCGCCTTGGCTCGGGTTAGCCCTGCCAGGACGATCTCTTCGCTTTCAAGCTGGGTCGAACTGAGCAACGGCGCGACAAGATTGCTGATCCCTGATTCAGCACAACGCTGAGTGATCAACAACGCCAGCTTGGCGGCGTCCGGCAGCGGTGGTGCGGGCGGTTCGATGGGTTCGGGGTCGGGCTTTGGATCGGTTTCTGCAGGTTCATCGAGCTGAGCCAGCAATGCAGCTGGGGTGTGCTGGTATCGCTGCATCACTCCGCCCTGCCCCAGACACGCCTTGACCTGTACCCCGTCGCCCACTTCATCGGCCAGCCCCAGTGCCACCGCCTCATTGGCGGTCAACCAGGTTTCGGCAGCCACCAAACCTCGTAATTCCGCCTCATCGATGTTCGGTGCCTTGGCCTTGTAGGCCGCGATGATCGCTTCCATGGTTTGATCGAGGACATCGGCCACCTTGCGAAAGCTGTCGGCATCGCCCGCCGCATAGGTCCACGGGTTGTGAATCATCAACATCGCGTTCGACGCGATCACCACCTTGTGGGCACCGCACACCGCGACACTGGCCGCGCTCGCGGCCAAGGCATCAATCCGTGCCGTGCACCGTTCGCCCAACCGCGACAAGGTGTTGTGCATGGCCAACCCGTCGAACAGGTCGCCGCCGATACTGTTAAACGCCGCGATGACCGGTGACACGCCGTCATCGACGGCGCGCAGATCCTGCATGAACTGACTGGCGGTAATGCCCCAGGTACCGATCTCGCCATACACAAAGACTTCGATCACGCGCTCGGTGGCTTCGCCGCTGGCGTGCACGGCGTACCAGCTTTTGTCCTGCACTGGCACCTGTTGGCCGGCCCTGTTGTAAATGCGCGGAGTCGCTTTTTTGCTCATGTTTGCTCCTGGTCGTCGAGCGCCTGAAGCAGTTCGACGAGCGTGCTGTAATTAAGACCTTTGCCCCGAGCCCGCTCGGCATCGGCGGCGTTTTCTTCGTCCACCGTTTCGGCGTCATAACCGGTGCGCAAGACCATCTCGCTGCGCGAGGCGAAGCCGGCGTTGACTTCCATCGTGCGGGACTGAACATCCTGAACCGGATGGATATAGGCCCAGCCCTGTGGCACCCAGCGCGTGCGCAGGTACTCACGTCGGCGCTGGGCATAGTCCGGCAACAGCACGGCGCCACTGAGCACCGCCATGTCCATCCAAGCGGCCCGCACCGGGCGACACAACTGGTGCACATACACACCAAATTGCAGTTGCTCCAGGCGACGCCGGAACTCAGTGAGTACCACGCGCAGTGCGCGGTCATTCACCCCGCGCATGTCGCCCGTGAGAATTTCGTAGGGCATCCCGGCACCGGCGGCCGCGGCCATCAGTTGCTGACGCATGAAGTCCGCGTAGTTGTTACCCGCGTCCGGTGGCGTGGAAAACTCAACCTCCTCGCCCGGTAACAGCTCCTGCATCGTCCCGGGCTCCAGGGCGACCATGGGCGTGAATCCATCCGAGGCAAGGTTCAACGGCGCACCGGTCACCGGGTCCACTGGAGTCTGGATGTCATCCGGCGATGGCTTTTTGATGAAGCCGGCGAACAGATTCGCCACCTCCTGACGGAACAGCACCGCATCGTCGTAATTGTCCAGGCTGCGCAAGCGTTTGAGGACCGGCGACAAGCGTGGCAAGCCGCGTAACTGTCCCGGCTCGACCGGTTCAAAAATGTGCAGCACCTGGCTGGCCGGCACCCGCACCAGCTGGTTGTAGCCACTGTTCAAGGACGAGGCATCTCCGGGATGCGAACGGTACATCCAATACGCTACCCGACGGCTGTCCGGAGTGAACTCGATCCCGGCGCGGATAACATTGCCGTTGCGCGCGGCCTCGAACTTGTCGTGCGGTACAAATTCCGGGGCCAGCACCTGAAGCTGCAACGGCACAACCAAGCCTTCGTCGAGGCTGCGCGGACGCAAGCGGATAAAACATTCACCCGCCGTTTCCACGGTCCGCGCGATCAGTGCCTGTTGTCCGTAGAAGTCAGTCAGACCATCGGCATCTGACTCTTCGGCCCAATCGGCCCAGAGTTCCTGCAGCAGGTGCCGAAGTTTATCGTCCTGGGTTTTCGGCCGCGGCGTGATGCCGGTTCCGATCAGATTGCTGACCCGTTTATCGATGACGTTGAAGGCGTACGGGTCGTTGCGCACCGCCGCCCGGGAACGTGAGCGCAGGTTGCGCAATGCCGGAATCGCAATGCTGTTGAAGCCGGCGTCGGGTGCATCCCAACTCGCGGAACGACGCCCTTCCGCCGCCCCTTCGTAACTGGCTTTGATGTTTGAGGGGAGCAGGAAACCGCTGCGACCCAAGGTGGGAAAGTGACGAGCCATTACAGTCCCTTGCCTCCATGATAAAGCCGCACGATGCGCGACCGAGGACCGGCCGCCGCGATCAGCGAGCTGCGAATTTCGTCGCGTGCCCTGAGCAGTTCGTCGATGTCGCGGTACTCGACATTTCGATCCGCATAGCGCACGATTTTTTCGCCGCGCGCGATTGCCTTCTCGACCGCATCGAGTTGCTGTTGGGTAAAGGCCATGGGGATCGCTCTAAAGTAAAAAGGCAACGGGGGGTGCAACGCGATTTCACTCAGCGTCGTTTTTTGAGGTAGCCGCTGCTGGAGCTTCGACGCTGTGGGGGCCGTGCAATCAGCACCGGTGCCGCGGCCGGCTTGGTCGGTAGCGGTACGGGATCAGCCGGTGTCGGTACCTGATCTGCCGGTTGCTGTCGTGAGGTCGCCGGAGCGCGGACACGTTCGACCGCGATGGGTTTCTCGCCCGGTGACGCCGCCTGAAACAGCGCATTTCTCACCCGCTCCCAGTCGTGTTCCTTGTAGCGGTTCAGGCCCAAGTAGTGCGCCATCGCCAGGCTATACACCATCAAATCGAGGGCTTCGTTGCGCTCCGCCTTGCCCTTGACCCATTCAATTTTTTTGTAGCCTTTGACGTAACGAGTGACCTTGCGCTCGGCGACACACTGGGCAAAAAAGTCATCGGGCAGATCGTTGGCAAAGTGCAGCGCGCCCGGACCGTCCTCCACTGGATAGCGGTTGTAGATCCAATCTTTGGCGGTGTCAGTGCCGACGAACCACAGCTCGACACCCTTACGTTCGGTCTGACCTTTCCAAGTGACATCCATCATCGATGGCCGCTGCGCAATGACCGGTCGACCCGGCTTGCTCGCGCCCTTGACGGCGAAGATGTTGCGCCAACGCCGCAGCCGGCAGAACTGGTAAACCTCGTCGGTGTGGTTACCACCGGAGTCGATGCCGGCCGCCCGGATCGTCAGCTCCACACCACACGGGTGGGGGTAACGCGCCTTGAGTTTGTCATCGAGCACCGACCAGGTGCGGTCGTCGGACGGATCGCCCCAGATAACCTGGTAGTCGATGATCCAACGCTCCATGCCGGCGCCCCAACCGACCACCATGAACTCCAGCCGGTTGGCTTGGACATCCACCGAAGCCGTGAGCATCAACACAGCAAACGGCATCGAACCCAGCCCATAGCTTTCCAGGCGTGCCCGCGCCATCAAGACGTCCGCTTTGGTTTGCTCCTGGGCACTGTCCCAAACCTTCGCCAGACGGGTGTTGTAGAACACCTGCATGGGTTCCAAATCGCCGCGAGACATGGCGGTTTTGGCCTTCTCGAACTGCTTGGCCAGTGATGCCCAACCGGTCCAGCCGGGAGGCGAGTACAGCGCATTGAGGTTGAAGCCGACGGTTTCGCCATCACCTGTGGCATGCGCGCGCCACTCGCCCTTGGTCAACATCTCGCCCTTGTGATGTTCTTCTATCAGCACGTCACAGTCGGGCCCGGCGCACTCGTAGTGCGCCAGTTGGTAATTCGCCGAGTAATGCAGGCGCTCCCATTCCAGGACTTGCATGTGCCCGCAAGTCGGGCACGGCACGTAGTAAAAACGCTGGTCGCTGGTCTCGAACAGATCGGCAATACGCGAAGCCCCTCTGATCGTCGGCGAACTGGAAAAGTAAAATTTGGCGTTACGGCCAAACGTACTGCCCCGGGTTTCAGCCAGCTCAATCGGATCGCCTTCCTCGCCCACGTCCACCACCCAGCGATCCACCTCATCGCCGTAGATGTAACGGGCCGACAACTCCGAGAGGTTCGCTGCAGAACCGGCGGTGGTGACATACAACGAACCACCTTCGAACTCTTTGGTGTCCATGGTGTTGCGTGCATCACGCGATCGGTTCGCCGCCACCCGTTCGCGCAACACCGGGGTGGCCTTGATGGTCTTGCCGATGCGCGACGAGACTCGTTTGGCCAATCCCAGGCTGGGCAATAGCGTGAGAATGTTCGACGGTGCCATATGTATCAGACCGCCAATCCAGTTCAAGGCGATCTGGGTTTTCATCAACTGCGAGGCGACCATAGTCACCACGCGCTTGCAGGGGTGCGCCGGTGACAGGCAGCGCATCGGTTCGCTGGCATACGGGGTCCGCGCCGTACGGTACTGGCCGGGTTCGGCGGCGCCGGCATCGCGTGGGATACGCATGTATTCGTCGGCCCACTGATCGATCCAGAGATCTGGGTCCGGTTGTAGCCCACGGAAATGCGCCTCACGGTACACCGCTGCACCATCCGGGATCTCTGAGGGCATAGATTTAACTCGGGGTGACGGCGTGCTCTAGATCAGCCTTTGACACTCGTTCGGCGTCTTCCAGCGCTTGTCGAATGGCCGCAGTCAAAAGCCTCTCGATTTGCCAGGGGTCGGTCATCCCGGCCATTTCCGGGGCCAGGCGCGGAGGCAATCCCAGCAACTGATCACGCACTTGGCGGCCAGCGTTATAGGCTGCATTTTCCACTGCCTTTCGCTCAACGAGTGTGCGCTGCTGGGTATGAAAGTTGGCCTGCTCTTGCAAGGCCAAATAGTGTTCCCGCATAGCGCGGGCCTTCTGAAAATCCGGCGCCAGTCCCAGCTGATCAGCCTCGATTTCTTCGCCCGCGCTGGGAGCGTCGCGCTGAAGTCGCTGCTGCTCGTGTCGAGCAGCGACACCGGCTTTACTCGGGTCGCTGGTCATCGCCAGGAGCTGGTCGCTAGCATTCACGTCAATCAACCCGGCGCCGTTCACAACCAGCCTTTCATTTTGCACCAATTTACTGATGTGCTGCCTCGACCAGCCCTTCAGTTCGCCGTATTCCTTGCGTGTTAAAAAAGCCATATACCCTCACCTGCTGATTTCCGGGTAACGCGTAACCTTGTCAACTTACTTGACAGCCTTCCCAAGCGTTTATCCGCGAGTTTCATTGTGAACGCCTGAATAGATCAGATAGGCGTTACGACCAGTCGTAGCGGACCTGGGCGGAGAAATGCTGGGGGGATAAGTACAAACTTTGACGGCTCGAAATCAGGATTTGCTGTCAACCTGTCAACCTGTGTCAACTAACTTTCAGACCCTGCCGCTAACGCGTTTGCGCGAGTCTTATGCCCCGTGTTCCTTGGAAGTTGCCAGGGTCCCCGCTGGGTTTGGAAACCCTGATCCTGCACTGATTGAAGATCGCGTTTGAAACGGAGGCAGTCGAGATTACGGGTGCGATGCTCATGCCGGTAACGCTGCAATCTGACGGGCAACCTCGTCATGGATCAGCTTGGCTGACCAGGTATGCGCGACGAGGTCGGTACCGGCTTCCAACAGCGCGGCATCACCCTCGGCTGGAATGACTGGCTGGTCGGTAAGGTCGTTGTAGCTGCCCGAGAAGTCGGAAGTCCCACTGCCGATAGCAATGCGAGCAGCAGTAGCGTCGACACTCACCAGCACGGCCTTGCCGACATCCGAGGCGTCCGAAATGTTTTCAGAGGTGATGTCGCCTGGTGTGCCTGCTGCATTGTTCGTTCCCTTCACAACAGCCTGAAGCACTTGAAAGCCTTCAGTGATGGATACTGGGCTACCGTATGGCTGCCAGCCTTCCGCAATGGCCTGTGCCAGCTTGGCCGTCAACTCTTCGGGAGTGTTGGCGACGACAGTTTCGTATTGGGTGTAGGCCATTCTCTAAATCTCACGATAGAAGGATTGAGCGGCGAGCGGCTGACATGCCGGCGAGTCACTACAATCGAGTTGACCCGTAACGGCGTAGGCCAGCAAGAGCACAAGAGGCAGCAGCCAAGGGCAGCGCTTCACGGTGCCGAATCCGATTTGGGAAACTTGAAGTCCGCGAACCGATCAGCCAGATCAGCGATCTTCTTTACGCCAAGAAATCCTATGAATACACCCGCAGCCGTGGCGAAATTCTGTGGTAAACCGAAGTATTCCAGCAGAGGAATCAAGCCAATGGTGATCAGCGTGCAAAGCGAAGCTTCAAGCAGCGCCTGTCGCCGCGTACCGCCGCCATAAATGATGCGCAAAGCACCGACCACAAATGACAATGCTCCGGCGTAGATCGTCGACGCGTGCTGCCCCAGCCACGCGAGAACGAGCAGCCAGGTGTCTGGTTTGTCGGGCATTTTAGTCATCCAGTTTCCCCCCTTTCGGGAGGGCAATAGATCCGACTCCGGCAGCACTCCCAGCTTGGCGCGATGGGCGCGGCGGAATCGAAAAAGAAAAAAGCCCTGCTCGATGGCAGGGCTTGTAATAGGACAGAAAAAACCCGACTCCATGGTTGGGTTCTTAAAAGGCGTCTCGCTGCGTTGACAGCAACACACGCTGCTATAAAAGCAGGTCTATTCCGCGCGGAAAAGGCTTTTTCGTAGTAAATACGAAATTGCACCCGATTTGACCGCACGACCAAAAAAAAGCTCGCCAGTGTGATAGCGAGCAAGGACTAACGAGATCTACTAGTGACCAGCTAGCGTCCACGTTAGCTCAACAGCTGAAGGGTGAGATCAGCTGCAAATAAACCAAGGCATAATTACTCGGCCAGTGGCGCATCAAAATAGTCAGCACGTACAGCCGCGCCGATCAAGTTAACGATTAGCCGTCCAGCAGTGATGGACGTAATATTATTAACATCCATGGACGGTGTGATCTCAACAATGTCCATACCAACTACGCGTCCTTTCTTTACCAAGCCATGAATGAGCTGGCGCATCTGAACGTAAGTAATTCCACCCAGAGCCGGTCCTGCCACACCCGGTGCAATCGAAGGATCCAAGCCGTCAGCATCAATGGTCAGATAGTAGCGACCACCATCATCTATTCGATCCAGCACCGATTGCATACCTTTTTCATGTACCTCATATGCAGGGATTAAGTTCGAGCCATAGGCTATCGCTGCGTCATAGTCAGTCTGACGACCGCTCCCCTGAGCACGAAGCCCGATCTGGTAGATCTGGCCGATGTGCTCCATTTCAGATGCGCGGCGAATTGTGCTGGACAAGCCTTCACGTACTCCATTGACTTCTTCACGCCAGTCCAGATGAGCATCGACGTGAATGAGGGTAATGGGCCCATCCTCGCCGTCATAGGCCCGCAACACTGGAATCGGAATGGCATGATCTCCACCCAGGATGATTGGCATCGCTCCAGCCTTAAGAATTTTACGCACAGCCATTTCGGAACGTGGGCCGTGTGTGCTGAGGTCACGAGGATCTGCAGGCACGTTTCCGCAATCAACCACTTTAAGGGCTCGGTTATCGTAGATTGGGCCGCCTACGTCGAAATCGTAGTGATGCAGTGCACGGCAGATGCGATCGCTCATAGCACGAATCGCGTCGGGTGCTTTGCTTTGGTCATTGCTGATATGTTCCGCAGCGTAGGCCTGGCCAAAAGGAATACCTAGAATTGCCACATGCGCATCTAACTGATCAAGGTCGGTACAAATTGGCGACCATAGAAAACTTTGATGCTTTTTGGACGGCGGAACTGTGAGGGGAAAATTCATTTTCTACTCCTTTTGCGCAGCAAGGAACTTAGAAATATCTTATTGATATTTCGGCTTTGAATTAAACAAGTATTACTTGGTTCTTTCTTCGACGGCGTGTGTAAACACATCCGACTTTATCGGACCAAGCATAAATACGTAGATCAAACAGCCCAACAGAGCTACAGCGGACGCTGACAACAACCCTGGAGCGAACGAACCAGTTTGATCTTTAAGATACCCAATGACTATAGGGCTAGCGATTCCCGCAAAGTTTGCGACGCTATTTTGAAAACCAGCAATAGTCCCGACAATCGATTTTGAACCCGACGGAGACATATCAGCTGGTAATGCCAACATGCTGGATGTTGCCGCTGATACGCCGAAGAAGGCGAGTGACAGCAAGGCAAGAGCCAGCCACGCCTGGGCTGCAAACCCCGCCAAGCCGATAGACGCCCCCAGTACCATGCCCACCACGATGCAAACCTTACGGCCAACGCTGACGCCGTAACCGCTATTTGCGATCTTGTCCGATGCCCAGCCCCCGGTAAATGAGCCGATTAATCCTGCGATTCCTGGTAGCACGCCGAAGAATCCAAGCTGAAGTAGAGAGAACCCCCTCTCGTTGACGAGGTAGGTTGGATACCATGTAATGAAAAAGTAGATCACGTAGCTTTGGCATGCCAAGCCTAGTGCCATAGCCCAGATTTGGCGTGTTTTCAGCAGCGCTTTCCAGCGAACTCGAACGGTAGAGATACGCTCATCCTTCGCTCCGCCCAAGATATGCTCAACTTCGGCCTTGTTAACATTTTTGCTTTGCGATGGATATTCTGTTGCGGCAAATTTCCAGACAACAACCCAAATAATCCCAATCAGCCCCGTCACGATAAAAGATGCTTTCCAGCCCCAGGCACCAATGATTGCGGTGCAAAGGGGAAGTGCGATCAAGGTTCCTCCCCTCGCCCCGCTATCGTATATACCGGTGGCTGTACCTCGCTCAGAGCGAGGAAACCAACGCTCAACAAATTTGGTTGCGGCAGGAAATGCACCAGCTTCTCCGACTCCCAACATCAACCGAAGTCCCAGAAGCCCTGCTCCGCTTCGTACCAGACTCGTTGCTATTGTGAATGCGGACCACCAAACTACCGCGACACCTAGAACAACTTTTGCTCCAAAGCGATCAACGAGCATACCTGCCGGAATTTGAAATAATGCGTAGGTCCAAAAAAACGCACCTAATATAAATCCCGCTTCTGAAGAGGATAAATTCAGGTCCGCCTTCATGTAGGGCAGAGCGATTGATAGGTTTGCCCTATCCATATAGTTGGTAATGATAGCCAGAAAGGCCAAAGTAACCAAAAACCATCTGTAGCGAGTTGGTTTTTCTGTTGCTGATGCTGCTAATAGAGTAGTACTCATCGCGCCTCCTATACTTCTTTATTTTTAGTGAGATCAGGCTGACGTTATTCTTTCAATGCTGGACAGATGCTCCAGATATTCCGCTGGTATTACGTGTAGCCTCCCTTACTTCACACCACAGCGTGGAATATGTACTACTCTATCTCCATAAAAACACCGTTAAAACTACCAAAATCCTTAAGCATGATTACAGAAACTGAAACCACCATGTCTGATATAGAAGAGTCACTGGTAGAGAAAGATCTCAAGGGGTTGCGGATTTTCCGCGCTGCTGCGGAGGCTGGTGGCTTCGGCGCCGCCGAACAGCGCCTACGTATGAGTCGGGCGACTATAAGCAGGCGGATCAAAGACGTTGAGTCCAAGCTGGGTACGCCACTTTGCACGCGAGGCCCCCAAGGCTTTGAGCTGACTGAAGCAGGACGAGCGGTCTTAGGATTAACATCCGAGGCGTTGGATGCTTTGGATCGTATCAAACCTCATGTCGACGCGTTGAGAGGGTTGGTCACTGGCGATCTGGCGATTGGGATCACTGATAACGCTTTTAGTAATCCCAACTGCCGGGTAGGTGAGGCCCTCCGCCAACTGGGACAGACGGCGAGAGGCTTACATCTAGAAATCCATACTCTCACTCTCACCGAACTTACCCGGGCGTTGGTAGAACGTCGTATTCATGTGGCAATCCAGGGCACTCATGAACGCTCGGCCTCTCTACACTACGTCGAGCTTTTCGACGAGGTTCATTTGATATACGCCTCGGGTGCGACACTCGATACAGGGGGTTCAATGCCGCTGGTAAATCGTCTAGGACAGCCGTTTGTATCTCAGGCACTCGGAAACCATAATTTCAGCCGAGGACCAGATGCAATTGGGCTAGATTCTGTAGCTTTGCTCATCCGATCTGGTCAATTCTGTGGAATTCTTCCCCGTCACTATGCTGAGCTATTCCCCCAGAGCTGGGATTTTCGGATCGTTCCCGATACTCAGAGCTACTCTGCCAAATTCTGTGCAGTCACAGACACAACCCGCCCATTACCGCCGAGTGGCATGAGGTTCCTTGAGCTTCTGAAAATTTTGCATAGCAAATAAGACTTGTAGGAGGAAAAAAATAGAGCGCTCGAACCAATCGCTCTGATTGTCGCTGCTGTATTGGGGCGTTTTGCGCCGGGTAATGCATCGAAGCTTCTCGTTCAACTTCGTTACAACTGGTGCTCGGGTTGATCAAGCGGCTTGACGTATTGCATCGACAGCACAATCGATCCATGCCGCTCCTGCTCTCGCCAGCTCCCGCGCTTTCCCTTCGCTTATACCGTAATGCTTGCCTACCCGTACCATGGGCCATTTAGCACCGTAATAGAGCCAGATAATGTCTCCCATTTGGCGATCACGGTGTAAGAGGCGCGCAACGGCGTGATCAATAGCGCCGGCCCATTCATCTGTAATGCAATAGTTACTGCTCGGCGACTGCGGCATCGCCTGACGCATTAGCGCAAATGTCGGTGAGATGTAGTTGGGAACGCCTGCCCCATCCATCCACCACCATCCCCACTGTTCCAATAGGTATTCGGTATCGCCCAATGGGCGGCCGGCTGGTTTTCGAATCATCATGCTCTCAATCCCCTGTGTAATTTGATCCGCCGGCACCGCGACGGTTGTTCGCTTGGTAGTATTCGGCCGGGCCAGATACTGACGAGCGCTGCTGCAGCACTTCAATTTCGCGCTGAGCCTGCTGCAATTTAAAGCTCAATTGAGTCACCAACTCGTCCGAAGAAAGCACCAACCTGCTACCTCGAACAACCCAACCGGAGCCGTTGCAATCGGTGCAAATCAATTCGTAAGAGATCCCCTGCACTACCGCTTCGCCCTTGCAGACCAGACATGGCTCCAACTCGATCCGCTCCCTCTTAAAACCATGGGCCTTGGCTTTTTTCATGTTTTCAAACCTCGCCCTTAACAAATTGCGGAATGGACTCGCAGGCCGCGCTATTCAAGGCGTCTACGAGGTTTTGCGATTCTTCATATCTAACGCCTGTCTGCTGGTGGATCGCCTTGAAGCCGCGCTCATCTAACCAGTTGTGCCACTTCACCAGAGCCAGTCGACGCTGCTCCTTAGCCTGGGTGTTGATGTAGGTCGAAGCGATCTTGCCCAGCGAATGGTTCAACAACATCTCGCCGATGTGGCCGTCTACACCGAGGTCTGTCCATGCAGTACGGGCCACCTTGCGCAGGTCATGACTGGTCCACGCGCCCTGCCCCAGTCGGGTAAACACAGAACTGGCCTGGTTATCGCTCAGCGCCTTGCCTCGGCGAGACGGGAACAGGAACGGCCCCTCGTAGCCTTGGACGGTCTGTCGATCACGGTAGCGGCGCAGCAATGCGCAGACTTGATCGGTCAGCGGCACGCGCAGCTCGGTCTTGCTCTTGGTGTGCTCGGCCGGCAGGAACCACTCACGCTCCATCAGCGCAATGTCGGCCCAACGGGACTGGCGGGTTTCGCCGATGCGAGTGCCGTGGCACAGCATCATCAGGGCCAGCATGGAGTCACCTGGCGTACTGTCGAAACGTTCGATCAGCTGCGTCACCAGCTCGGGCAATTGGACGTCGCGCAGGCGCGCGGCTTTGGGCAGGATGCGCGCTGTCGTGAAGTTGCCGAACTTGAGCTCGGCCATCGGGTTGATAGGAATAAGGTCCAGCTTGCGGGCCTGCCGAAAGGCCATGGCCAGCAGGCGGTAGAGCTGCTGGACGTATGACAGCGACAGTTCTGCCTGAGCCGGCCACATCAGCAGTTTGTCCAATGTCTGGGCGTTGACGTCACCAATGAGCAGATTATCCAGGCGTGGCTTGAGCTGGCAGTTGATGGCTGACTTGATGGCTGACTGGCGCTTGGCCGACAGCGAACGGGAGCGCGACATGCGATCAGCAAACCAGTCGAGCTGCTCGCCGACAGTGACCCAACCCGAAACACTGGCCGCGCCATCGGCTGCCACGCGCAAGCGCACCGCCGGCAACGCCGCGACCACCTGCTTGGTGGACAGGTCGGGAAAGGCGCCGATGCGGTGCCACTGGCGTTTGTTCAGCAGGTACCAGGAGCCACGCGCGCGATTCTTCGCGAAGCGAAAGTGCAACGCTGGGTGACTGGCATCGCGCAAATCGCGCACATGCAGCTTCTTCGCATTGCGTTCGATCTCGGCATCCGACAGTTTGACAGTCAGGGTTTTCACCAGAGCGGTCATATACGTTCCCCGAGAGTATCGTCGAGGTCCACGACTTGGAATGTAGTGGGCCACATCCAGACGCCATAGCGCTCGGCCATCGCCTGATTCGCGAACAGGGCCAACGCGTGATCCGGTGTATCACTCAGGTCTATCTTGAAAGAGCAGCAGAACACAGCAAACCGATAGTTCGCCGGATCTGGAACAGCCAAGCGGCGATCAGATAACAAGGGGAGCACTCGAAAACGTTCGACCATTTAGATCCCCTTCAGCAGCGATTTGAGCTGATCGAATTTCGCGAGTGCCTCGGTGTTAGCTTCGCGCTCTGCCTCGACAGAAAGAGCCACCTCCTCAATGCGTGTCGCCAGCTTTTTCATGCGCTGACCGACCTCCTCGGAAAAGCTGATCACCTCACCAGACAGCAACGCCAATGTATCTAGAGCGCTGACCTCGGTTTTCTTGATGGCAATGACGCCCACTTTGGTTTCTTCCAACATGTTCTGCCCTCTCGGGGATTTGATGGTGATGGCGGAACGCTGGAAGTGACCGTTAACGGGCTCGCGAATCAGACCTGATTCCTTCAGCTCGACAAGTCCACGACGTATGGCTGGGAACTGGGCACCCGTGGCTTCGGCAGCTATAAGCGAATTGAAAATATCGTGGGCACTCCAGCTTTCCTGAATTGGCACGACCTGGAAGACTTTGCGGGCGAGCGACGACTGTCCGGCGAGCATGTTTTGTTGCTTGGCGGCGTTCATCAGCAGCCCTCCTTTCCGCGTTGAGATTCCCAATCGAATGCCACGCCTATGCAGCCGTTTTCGCGAATGCGGTCGACACAACGCGCACCAATGGCGTCGTTCAATTCGGCGGGAGACAGGTTGCTGACGATGATCGTCGGACGGCATTGCTCGTACCGACCGTTGATGATGCTGAACAGGGTGGCCAGCTCGAACTCACTCTGCTTGGTGGCGCCAACTTCATCGAGCACCAGCAAGTCCGCGCCGATCACCTCACGCAAGATGTGCGCCTCAGACTCGCCAGAGCGATCATTGAACGTCGCCCGAATCTCGCTGATGAGCGTGCCCACCGTGCGGTAGATCGCCTTAACCATGCAGTCATTGATCAGGTGACTGGCCGAGGCAATGGCCAGGTGGGTTTTGCCAGTGCCAACCTTCCCCAGCAGCAACATGCAGCGACCTTCCCGGCGGTGTTTCGAAAAGTTCTTGACGTAGTCGGAGCAAGCATCCAACGCAATCTGCTGTCCCGGATTCGACACGACGAAGTCGGTGAATGTCTTTTCCGCGAAACGCTTCGGAATGCGGGCGCTTGATTGCTGAACTATCCGAAACTGAGAGCGCTTACGCGCAAGCTCTTGCATGTCGCGTTTGTTGCTCGCGCAGATGGGACAGCCAGACAGGATTCCACCCTTGAGGATGACGGCCTCGTATTTGCCATGATCCAGGCAGCTCGTTGGCTGACGGCCGCTGACGCCGAATTTTCGGTCGATGTAAGCGCCAAAGTTAGAGACGGAAGGTGCCATTGGCGTTCTCCTTGGTACCAGCCTTGTAATCGCGAGTGTCGAAGCCGGAGTGGCGACTGGCTGGAATTGAATGTGCGGGGCTGACCGGCTTGTCGGGAAAGATTCCTGTCCATCCGTTACTGATCGAAAGAGCCAGCACAGAATCGGGGGCTGGGTGTGCCGCCAAGGCCTTCGCCTGTTGTTCGCAGCTTTTGGCGGTGAGGGGTTTGTGGATTTCCTTGCGGTGCTGGCACCAGTCGGCCCATACCTCGTCGCTGACGTTTTCCGGCTTAGCGGTCAACGGGTCGAATTTTGACGATTTGCCTGGCGCGTCAGCGCCCTGCTTTCTCTGATTACTGGTTACCTGATTGGTACCCTGATTACTGGTACCCTGATTTGTCGGAGATTTTTCCGACCCTTCTCGGATTTTTTTCCGACCCTGTTCGGAAATTTTTCCGACCTTGCTCGGAGATTTTTCCGAGGTAGATCGGATTTTTTTCCGACCTTGGCTCACATCAGAGGTCGGATATTTTTCCGACCCGTCCAGCTTGCGATTCCACTCTTTGGCCTTCTCGGTCAAGCGAAACAAACTGATATTTGCCGTGTGGGACAGTTCGATCAGACCTGCGGTTTCGAGTCCTTTGAGAAGCCGGTATGCGGTATCTGGTTTGTCAGTGAGCAGAGGCAACTCCTCCACGATCTTTGCCTTGCTCAAGGCAAAGAAAATCCCATGATCGGTCTTGATTGGCCGTGTCCAGCTAGGGCACTCGTAGACAAACGAAAACAGTAATGCCTGCTGGGAGTTCAACCCCCACTCCAGCGCTTTCACCTGGTTGATCGTGATCGTGAACTGCATATCACCCCTTCCCGCTTGACGGTCGGGCTGAGCGTTTCGATTTGTGCAACTCGATCAATGCCGTTACCTCTTCGTGCCGGGCAGCCAAGTGCTTCGCATGTAAGGCCAGAATCTCTGCGGCTTCCGCTGCGGTGATTTCTCCGTCCTCCAGTGCCAAGGCAAGAAATTGGTCAACTCGGCCGCGCTTCACAGAAGTACGCAAAGAGCGCTGGTGCATGTCTACGTTGTCCAGATCGCCAACTTCAGGCAGGCGAACAAATACTCCGCCGTACATCGCACAGATGTAGTCCGGTAGGTGGGTGGTGCCCTGCTCGCTTTCGAGGACGTAAACCTCCTCATCGCTAAGAGGAACAACACCACCGCTCTCATAAACCTGGTTCTTAAAACGCTTCAGTTCGAGACTGAGGCGGGCTGAAGCGCATACCTGGCCGCCCGGGTATTTCTTTGCGACCTCGATCACCACTGCGCGACGGGTTTCTAGTACTGGCGATTTCATTGTCTAGTTTTCTCTCGGCGCCGTTGCGCTCAAAGTTGGCTCATTGAATGGGCAGCCGGCGACGCGTCCGTTTCGCGCTTTGAACCGGAAACGGTCTAAGCTCTTCCGCTGTGTAAGAGCCATCTGCGTGCTCCGTAACAAAAACCTCACGCCCTACCTGCAGAGCTTTATTTATTGAACTTTGGGTCATGCCTAACAAATTTCCGGCCTTGGTCTGCCCCTTCTCGGTAGCAAATTGGCTGAGGGTAAGTTGACGCACTGTCCGGTCTCCGGTGGTGTATCTGAACCGACAATATCTCCCATGGAGCTTTTTTAATCAACTCCAATGGAGATGGATATGTATCTCCACCGGGAATACTCTTCGGAAATGAAAAACGACAGACGACCATTACTTGAGTGGGAAAAGACGGAGTGCGCCGCATTAAAAGCGGAGCTGGCTGCCTACAATGCGCGTGCCCCAAAAGGCAAGAAACTGACTCAAGAAGAGATCGCACTTTCCGTAGGCATGAGCCAAGGCACGCTAAGCAGTCACTTAAACGGTAGCCGTGCGCTCAACAAGGAAATGGCAGCTGAGATAGCTAAAATGCTCGGCATACCTGTAGAGAGATTCAGTCCACGGATCGCGAAAGAAATCTCCGAGTTGGCGATGGCCGCCAATGCTGCGCCACCAGTCAAATCATTGCAGTCAAACGTCGAGCCTGGCCCGCCAATTACCAGCACTCCTCGTCGAATCGATGTTGTCGGAACGGCACAACTCGGTCACGAAGGCTACTGGACCAGTCTTGACCAGGCTGCTGGCTGGGTTGAGACCTACTCTAGGGATGAAGATGCCTATGCACTCCGACTCAAGGGTGACTCAATGGCTCCGGCAATTCGTAGTGGTTGGATCGCCGTCTGCGAGCCCAATCACCGCCTAGTGCCAGGCGAGTATGTGATGGTCACCACAACTGATGGGCAGAGCATGGTTAAAGAACTTCTCTTCGAAAACGAAGAAGATGTCAGCCTCATGTCGATCAACTCGGCTTACGGTGAGAGGCTGACAGTAGCTCGGATTGATATCGATAAAATCCATTACGTAGGCGCAATCCTTGCCCCCAGCAAGGTGCTGGGCAGAATCTAAATTTGAGCCCTTCGACTGTAATAAATCCCCCTAGGCACCTCCCTCCGGAAGCCCGTTAGTTGCGGGCTTCCGGAGGCTAAAATGATTGTTTTTAATCGTTAATCTTTAGCGCTTACGCAGCAAGCCGTTCACTGTATATCCATACGCAAAAGGAGCAGTGCGATGGCAACACCAAAAAACAAACCAACACCGCCAAACTCGTTTGACCTTCTCGGACTCCGCATCCAAAAAATCATCAGCTCCCCCGCTGCCCAAAAACGAAAGATGGCAATCATTCGAAGAGGCGCGGATGAGTGCCAAGAGGACTGGAGACGGCTCCTTGACGACATAGCCGATACCGAGCACGTAATATTGCGTCGAGAAGAAGACGGCACCGCCCGCGTCTCCTGGAGCCTCCCGGCTAATATCTAATCGTCAAAAAAACTCGCTCAATGCGGGTTTTTTTAGTTCTGTCGGAATATTTATCTCCTGCGGAGTTGACTTAATTACCTCCATAGGAGATATTTTAGTCGTCGCCACGAATCAACTCGGCGATACGGGATCTCCCGCCGCTCCTTAACAATCAGCGCAACAAACAATACACCGCATTGCCTCTACCGGCGACCGGCGAGCAGACAGGCCCGAAAGCCTGCCAACGACAGGAACAACCTGGCCGGCTGATCGATGGTAAAACGCCAGAACCGTGTGAATGACCCGGCAAGCAATGCGCCCCGCCCCTCCGGCGGCAATAGGACGAACTGCATCATTACACGTCAGCCTGACGATAACTGCCCGAGCACTTGGTACTCCCCAGCACCAGGCCGCATCGGTGAGCTCTGAAGCACAACGATTGTTGGATGGTCTCTTTGCCATCGCTTCAGAGTTCACCGATGCGGACGAATCCCGGCTTATACCGGCCACCTGCATGCACAAACGCCCGCCAAGACGCCAACGGCGCACATTCGAGGATGACCATTATGAAATAAACCATAACCAAAAGATCACTGCATCTGCGAAAGGCCCGAACGTCCAACGGGCCTTTCTTTTTTTCACGCCTTTATCCGTCAGCACTCTCCCCTGCGCCTAAACGGCAACCAGCAGGTACGCCGAGTGCTGACGAATACATGCAACCCACACTGAGGAATAGCCATGAACCAAACGATCAGACAGAGTCAAGCAATCCTCCAAGGGTTGCGTCTCCAGACGTCCCTGGCCACCACCGAAATGTACCAACGCATAGGTCGTGATGAGCCTGTTCGCATACTGCACTACACCGTTGTGCCACGCGGCGGCATCACATTTGCCGTAATCGAGCGTTCCACTGGTACGGCAAAGGGAAAGACGTTTGATCATGACAATGCCTGCCAGTTCGCTGCCAGCCGCAGGACAGCGAAAACATTCGCTCGTAAGCTTCTGCGCTGGACGACCGGTTCGGCGCTCCTATTGATCTTGTTCGCCTACTTTGGAGCAGGACATTGAAACGGTCGAACCAACAGGTTCTCCTGCGCATTCGCCAGCCGCAGTTCAATCTCCCCCCAGCGGCCTATTGGCTATCCCGGAGAAACAGCCATGCCCCCCGCCACCTATCCCACTAATCACGCCATGCTCAGATGCTCAACCATTACCTCGGTCGTTCCTATTGTTGGCTAGGACCATCCGACTCAATGAGTAGGCCATGGTCTTCAACGCTGAGTATAGGCTCCAAATACTGAAGACTATTTGGATCCTTTGGTTGGCGCTTTTTAGAATTACGCTGCCTATCGAGGCGATCCCTTGCGCGATCAACGTCAAATAACTTTCCCTCTGACAGCGCATCTAAGATGGTCGAAATCCGGAAAAAACCACCGCATGGCACGCAGTGAAAACGCTTACCGCCACCAAATGATAAATCCTCTACCGCATCCTTATTTCTGCAAATTGGACAGGCCATTGCGCGCCTCTTTTATTAATCGCTGAATATCGCTGACCTCAACTGCTCCGGCGCAACGCCTCAATCAACTCAGCCTTACGCATGGTCGAGCGCCCAGCGATCTGCTGTTTACGCGCCCGACTCATCAACTCCGTTTTGCTCATGTCTTCGAGTTGCTGTCCAGACCTTGGCACTCCTTGACGAGTAGCAACTGCGCGACGGGCTGACGATTTTCGGGCCTTCGTTTTAGCCACATCGCCGGTCTTCTGCCCCGAGCCGCCCTTACGCTCACCGCCACCTGATTGCTTGTTAACAGTGGCCCACGCGCGGCCCTCGGCTTCATCCTTGGAAACGCCCTTAGCCTCGTAACTTTCCTCGATGTGTTCAGCTTTGCGTTTCTGCTTTTCTGTGTATTTGTCTTTATCACCGCGTGGCATGGTCGAATCCTCTTAATTACCAGTCACCTGTTCCTACTAAGATAGAAACGCCGGCCCGACCATCCGTTCGGGTAGGTCGACTAACGGTCTGTTAGTTCGGACCGACCTCGGAAACACACCTTCTCTCCTTTTTTAAACTTTACCGCTGGGCATGTCCCGGCATAGGACGCCCCATGCCCACAGCAATCGATTTGTTCGCCGGACTCGGCGGATGGTCCACAGGTGCCCGCAATGCAGGCATAGATGTTATCTGGGCCGCAAATCACTGGCCCGTTGCGGTTGAGTGGCACAGCGCCAACCACCCGGATGCGATTCACATCTGCCAGGACCTGCACCAGGCGGACTGGTCGAAGGTTCCCGCACACGACATCATGCTGGCCTCGCCCTGTTGCCAAGGACATTCGAAAGCCCGAGGCAAGCAGTCTGGCAACGCGCAGCACGATGCATCGAGGTCGACAGCGTGGGCGGTTGTTTCGGCTGCCGAATACCACCGACCGGAAGTGGTGCTGGTCGAGAATGTTGAAGAGTTCACTGACTGGGCTTTGTATCCCGCCTGGTCGCAGGCAATGGCAGCGCTCGGTTACATGCTCGCACCGCATGTTGTCGATTGCGCCGATCTTGGCGTGCCTCAACATCGGGTTCGCCTCTTTCTGGTGTGCACCCGAAGCAAGGTGCCCCTCAATCTGCAGCTGCACCAGCGCCGCCATGTTCCAGCCTCAACCTTCATCGACTTCGACGCCGGCAGATGGAGCAAGGTCGCAAAGCCTGGGCGTGCCGAGTCGACGCTGCTCCGTGTGAAGAATGGTCGAGAGCGCTTTGGTGACCGATTCATCATGCCCTATTACGGATCCGGCTCGGGCCTGACCGGCCGCAGCTTGGAACGCCCGATCGGGACCATCACAACGCTTGATCGATGGGCTCTGGTGCGCGGCGATGAGATGCGGATGCTCTCGGCGAACGAGGCTCTTGCAGCTATGTCTTTTCCGGTAGACACAAAGCGTCCGGACAATCACCGGCTCACCATGCACATGGCTGGCAATGCGGTACCACCATTGGCAGGCCAACGAATCATCGAAGCGCTCAAAACCGCCGCCTGACTCAACCTCACTTATTTCACGAAGTGCCATCTTTTGAGGAGCACGTTTAGGGCATTATTGATGGCTTGATGAATATCTTCATCGGTGAGCACGACACCACACGTTCTACACTTACTTCCCGCGAGCCGTACGTCACGCTCCAGCGGTTTGGGGCGCTCCACAATCATAGGTTTTTCGCACTTCGGACAATCCAAATTCACCGTTCCTCTCCCTGACCGGCCACACACCGGACAACGCACGCATGAAATTGCAACCCCTAAACATCTATCAGGCGACCTGCCTGATGTGAATCGATTATTGGAATCACTCCAAGCCCCTGTTCTGCTATCCACCTCTGAGTCAAGTGTACGTCGAAGTGCCAACCGTGGGCTTTCATAAGAAAAAGCGCTTTATCCGTAACTCGATAGTGCCCGCACTCCGGGCAAGTCCTTTCCTCGTACTTGCTACCAGCATCGACTCTCACCGCAGGCGCACCACAAATCACGCAACTCATGAACTTCACCTTTTGGCTGTTTTTTTTCAAAATGTAGTCCGTCTCGGTGAGGCTGCAATGCCAAAAGAAACCCATAAGTCGATTTATCTCAGTGGCCCGATGACCGGCTTACCCGCACTCAATATCCCTACATTCACAGAAATGACCGCCCGCCTGCGCACCAATGGTCACACCTCACCAACCCTGTCGAGATTAACCCTGACGGCAGCTCCTGGTTCGAATGCATGCGCCGCGACATCGCCGCGCTGATGGACTGCGACATGGTGGCCACGCTCCCTAGCTGGAAGCATTCGAGAAGTGTGCGATTGGAAGTATTGATAGCCGACCGACTAGGCAGAACGGTAATGAATGCCCATGACTGGTATCAAAAGAGAATGGAGGCGGTTAATCGTCGGGAGTCAGATCGCCATAACCACGAGGCAATTCCATCCAAACATCAAGGGCTGCAATCTGCCGCGCGACTGCGGCATCCCATTCAGACCCTACTGCTATGTTTTTACTCATCATGTCGCGAATTACTGCTGTCGCCTTTTCATACTCATGATGGATTTCTAAAGCTTTCGCCAAAAACTCTTCGCGCTGATTCATGAGGGCTCCGTAGAAGGAATAGGCTCGGTCACGCCTGTGAGTGCATCGGCAGTTGACGCAATTCCTGCTCAGCAAGCCGGCGTGCCTTTCCAACGCCCCTGGCCAAGGCTCGCGTCATGTTACCTAGGCAGTCGACGGCTTCTTCATAGAGCGCCATGCCTGTCGCGGCATACACCCCAATAAACAACTGAGTACTGCCGGCAGAGGATAGTCTCACCTGAACGTCAAGGTGAGTTCCGTCGTCGAATTCTTCGCTATATATCCGGGTGTAAAGCGTTGGATCTGCCCATGCCCAAAAAGCGCTGCCTCTGATACGCATCTTGTTGTCCCTCCTGCCAGCGAACAAATAAGGCACAACCATAGTTCAGAGCGAAAGACTGAAACATGACCATGGCTCAGGCCAATAAATTCTAATTATTAAAACTCCCTTCCCCTCCAAATTCAGTCGCTCTGGTCCCCCGCATGGTGGATATCGGAGTAATGGCGAAGTAGCGCCGACCAAACCTCAAGAGCAGTACGTTGACGGGCATTCGCTGCATCCCACTCGGGACCATACGTTTGGTTCGCGCTCATCATTTGGCGCATGACAATTGTTGCTTGTTCATATTCTCGATGGGCCGTTAGCGCTTTTTCCACAAACTCTTCTCGCCGATCCATTTGTCATCTCCGGTGACCGGTGAGAAGTATCTCCAACTTCAACATCAGCCGCTATAGCGGCAAGGAAGAAGTCATGCCTGAAACAAAGGAACGGCCGATCTTGTTCTAGGCCCCTATGGTGCGCGCCATCCTGGAAGGCCGGAAGAAGGTCACGCGAAGGGCAGTGAAAGGAGCTGGCCTGAAGTGGCTGGCCGACTTCATCCGCCTGGTTCGCCTACATGTACTGCTACAAGGGGCCGCGGCGATAGCCAAGAAATGTCCCCCTCACCAGTCACTTCAGGGACGAGCTGATTGGGCTGCAACTGGTGAGGCGAACGATTAAACGTTAGCTGACCTCCCCCGTTTTGTATGTCGCCCTTCGTCTCATTTTTCCACCACTCACTTATCAGCCTGCCGGCGTACGGCGGGCGAGGAATTTCTATGTCATCAGTTCAGCAATTCCACCAAGCAGCGAACAATGCACTGGTCAGACTCAGCGAGCATTGCCTAACGGGCGCCAAACTGGCCTGGGTGATCTACACCGCGACCGCGGCATGGAGCACCCGATGAAACGAGAGCTGATCAAAATCAGTGAGTTCCAGCGCCGGCGCTGGGGCGAGAACGGCACCCCGCAATGCCCGCAGGCCATCCGCAACCACATTCGTAACGGCGTGGTACCCGGCGAGCAGATAGGGAAACTCTGGTACGTTGACTGGACGGCATTCAATCGCTCCGACGGCAACGACCTGGTGGCGATGGTATTGAAGGGAGCTGCATGATGGTCCCACGGCCGCGTAACAAGGCCAACAAGAGCCTCCCGCAGAACCTGTATTTTGATTCGCGGCGCTCGACTTATCGCTACCGGCGGCCAACCGACGGTAAGTGGTTCCAGTTTGGCAGCGATCGGATCAAGGCGATTGATGCGGCGAAGCAGTTGAACCTGGAGTTCATGCGCGGCGCCGACCTGATCGGCGTTGTGATGGGCAGTTCATCAGAATCATTTTCCGGCTTCCTCGACACCTACGAACGAGACGTCCTTCCACCCCGCGAGCTGGCCAAAGGGACGCTGGGCCTTTACGCCGTGCACTTCCGGCGTTTTCGTAAGCAGTTCGAGGGAAAGGCCGTCGATCAAATCACCATTCGCATGATCGCGGAGATGCTGGACGCGCTCACCCCGCGCACGGCGAACCAGTGCCGGGCGCTATTGATCGACATCTTCAATCACGCAGCATCCAAAGGCCTGTGCCCGGACAACCCGGCGGCCAGCACCATCAACCGGATCGAGAAGAAGCAGCGCAAACGCCACACGATAGAAGGACTGAAAGCCATCCGGGAGAAATCTCCTGCCTGGCTACAGAACGCAATCGACCTGGCGCTTATCACCGCCCAGCGTCGGACAGACATCCTCGATATGCGTTTTGATGGCAGTCGGGAGGGTTACTTATACGTGGTGCAGAAGAAGACGGCCAAGGCCAGTGACGCGGCATGGATACGATTTCTGATAACGCCGGAGTTGCAGGCGGTCGTCAACCGATGCCGTGACGATGTCGTATCGCCTTACCTGGTGCACCGGAAACCCGAGCGCCGGAAACAGAAACAGGCGCAGACCAAGGATCACTGGACAAAAGTTGAGGAGAGATATTTGACGCGAGCATTCAAGGAGGCCAGGGAGGCGGCGAACTGCTACGCGGGATGGAAGGAAGAAGAGATGCCGGGCTTCCACGAAGTGCGAGCACTGTCGCTGCACCTGTACAAGAAAGCCGGAAAGGACGGTCAGAAAATTGCTGGCCATGCGAGCGAGGGCATGACCAGAAACTACCAGCGGGACCACGAGGAAATCGTCTGGTCCGAAGCAATTCCGGACCTGAATATCAGCGAAATCACCGGGTAGTTTTGCGCCAGTTTTGCGCGGGTTTTGCGCACCCACAAAAAAGCCGATCTATTTGATCGGCTCAAGTGTCTGATTTTACTAAGGAAAATATGGTCGGGACGGAGTGATTCGAACACTCGACCCCTAGCACCCCATGCTAGTGCGCTACCGGACTGCGCTACGCCCCGACTAGGCGTGAAACTCGCCCCTCTTCTCGAAGGACGCTTAAGAATATATCGCAAGCTTTTGAAAACTGGAAGTATTCAAACGCAGGAAATTATTTCTTGAGAACCACCAACACATCTTCCAACTCGGCAATCATCTGCCGAATCATTTGTTTGTATTGGGTGGTGTCGTCTTTGGCTTCATCGCCGGACAAGCGCAAGCGCGCGCCGCCGATGGTGAACCCTTGATCGTAAAGAAGCGCACGGATCTGCCGGATCATCAGCACGTCTTGTCGCTGATAATACCGGCGGTTCCCGCGGCGTTTGACGGGGTTGAGTTGAGGAAACTCCTGCTCCCAATAGCGCAGCACGTGCGGTTTTAC